GCGTCGTCGATGTCCTGCTGCGTGACCTTGGCCGCCATTGTCGCGGGCGGCCCGCTGCCGGGCCGCCCTCCCCCATCAGGCGAACAGCACGCGGCGGACCTGGGTGGTGTCGCCCACGACCGCGTTGTACTGCATGGTGCCGACCCAGTCCTCGGCGCGCTTGTAGATGTCGCGCGCCTTCTCGATCTGCAGGTCCATCCAGGTGCCGCGCACCAGCTTGCGGCCCGGCAGCACCAGGTAGTAGCCGGTGTCGTTGGCCGCCACGTAGGTGGTGGCGATGACGCCGGCGATGGTCACCGCGATCGGATGGCCATTGTTGTAGCCGACGATCAGGCTGCCCTGGGTGGCCTCCAGCATGCGCAGGATGTAGCCGCGCTTCTCCGGGCTGGTCACGATCCACAGCGGGGTGCTGGCGCTGACGCCAGTGCCCTTGTCCTGCTGCGCGCGGTAGATGGCGGCCGCGGCCGCGTTGAGGGTCTCGGTGCCCAGGTCGTCGCCGGAGACGTGCGCGAAGTTGATGCCGCTGCCCTGGCTGGTCAGCAGGCCGTAGTGCTGCTCGGCCTGGTGCGCCCACGCCTTCATCCGGAACTCGGCGAGGATGTCGTCGATCTTCCACCACTTGTTGTAGCGCAGCCAGTCGTCCAGGATGCCGGCGCCCGCGCTGTAGGTCACGTACTTGACCGGCATCTCCGTTTCGGCCGGCAGGCGCCAGATCTCGGTCTTCTCGCCCGGGGCCCGCTGCTTGAAGGTGATGCCGAAGGTGCCGGTGACGATCTCGAACGAGTCCTGGTTGCCACCGCGCATGTCGACGAAGCGGAACAGGTTCGTCCAGCCGGTATCCAGCTCGCGCATGCCGGTGTGGAACCACTGGTCGATGCGCGCGGCCACGTCGCTGGACTGCGGCGTGTCGGCCGGCGTGGCGTACTTCTGCTGCAGCGCCGCCTTGATGTGCTCCAGGCGCGGGCCCGGGGCATCGGCGGGGCGCTGGCCCAGCAGGGTGACGGTGGGGCCGTTGGCGGACTTGCCGCCCTGCAGGTCCAGGTACATGCCCGGGAGCGACAGCTCCAGGTCGATGGCCTGCACCAGGGCCTTCAGCTGCTGTTCGCCGCTGAGCTGGCTCAGTTTCTCAAGACGGGCGACTGCACCCATGGGAATGTCCTCGTTTCGAAGTGTTGGGGTCAGGCGGCGGCGAACGCGTTGAACGCCACCAGGCGACTCACCGCGGCGCCCGATGCCTTCGGCTGCAGGGCGTGGCCGAACAGCGTGTTGCTCGTCGCGGTCTTCGTGAGCTGGGTGCCGTCCCAGTACAGGGCGTCGCCGGGCGTCCAGGCCACGCCGGTCTCGGCCGGCACGTTGTCGACCTCGGCCTCGTAGACGAACGCGTTGTACTCGTTCGAGCCGGCGCTGTTGACCGGAATCCAGCACTGGCCGCCGATGACGATCGGCGTGCGCGCGGTGGTGGCAGCGCTGTGGGCAAAGCCCACGGACTTCACCAGCTCACTGGGGGATGCGATGTTCAGGGCCATGGAGGCGTGCTCCTGTACGTGGATGGATGCCGGTCAGGCGAAAGCGGGGTTGTCGGCCAGCGCCGACTTCTCGCCGGCGGGCGGCGAGGCGTCGGCTCCGCCGCGGGCCGCAGGATCGGAGCCGCGCATGCGGCCGCCTTTCACGGTGCGCGCGGCGTAGTGGTCGTGCAGGCGCTTCAGCTTCTCGGTGTCGTAGCCGGCGTAGATGGCCTTGGCCGCTTCGACCGATTCGGCGTCGTCGTTGCACAGGCCCAGCTGGCGCTCGGCCGCGACGATGTCGTCGACCATGCCCTTGCGGAAGCTGGCCGCGGCCTTGAGCTGGTCGGCCAGCTCTTCCGGCTTGTCCAGGTAGTGGGCGTTGTCGCCGAGCGCCTTACGCAGTCCCAGCACCAGGTCGAACGAGGCCTTGGCTTCGTTCAACTTCTGCTCGGCCGCCTCGCGCGCGGTCTTCTCGGCGTTGAACTGCTCCTCGGTGTAGGTCTTCATGTCGATGTCCTCGGGGATTCGTGCGCCCTTGACGGCGCGGGCACCCGGCTGGGCGCCGAGCCAGACGAGCGAGGCCTCCAGCGCCTCGCCGGGGCCCAGGATTCGGTGGGCGTTGAGCTCGTTGCCGCTGGAGTCGGTGATGCGCTCGTAGTCCGCGGCGGTGAAGCCGATGGACACATCGCCCGCCACGCCAGCGTCGAGCTTGAGCAGCAGCGAAGCGTTGTCCGGCGTGCGCACGAGGTAGGCGTCGGCCATCAGCAGTACGGCGGTCTGCACGTCCGGCGGGAACCGCAGGTCCGGCTCGCGCAGGAGCTTGCGGGCCTCATCCAGCGACATGCGCTCCAGGCGGGCATCGAACCAGCGGCCTTCGGCCGGGCCGCCGCGGTCGGGATTGCTCCAGTCCTGCGGGTGGCGGATGAAGAGGCCCTTGCCAGGCAGCGTGCGCGCGAAGTCGGCCAGCAACGCCTCGTCGAAGGCCTCGCGGTCGCGGTCGATGGCGTTGTGCGCGACCGTGAAGGTGCGCACGTACAGCTGCTCGGCCGGCAGGTCCGCCAGCGTGTACTGGCGGATCAGTGCCAGCTGCTCCGGCGCAGGGTCACCCGCGCTCTTGATCCGCAGCTGCAGCGATTTGGTCCGAGGCACGGTCACTTCGTGCGCGTCCCCCGCGCGGGCTTGATGTTCTCGCGGCGCCACTGCGCCTGCGGGATGGTCAGGGGGCCGTCGTAGTCCGGGTGCTGCCACGCCGGCGCGCTGTCAGGCTGCGCGGCAGGGGCGGCAGTAGCCTGCGCACCCCTGCCGCCGCCATGGCGCCCGGCCGACGGCGTCCGCTCGCCGCCGGCCTTCTGGGCACCCCCCGCCGCCTGTCCCCCGGCGGCATCCGCACCACCACCCTGCACCGCGAATTCGGCCAGGCGCTTGTCGATCGCCGCGAGGACGGCCTTGCGGCCGCCGCCCTTCTCCGCCGCCTCCAGGTCGCGCAGCGCCTGCGCCTGGGCCGCGTCCAGGGTGGCCACCTGCTCGAGCAGTTCCGGCTCGGTCAGGTTCTGCAGCTCTTCGATCGACGGCTCGTTCGACATGCCCGGTCTCCTGGGCGCGCCACTCGCACCCCTAGGTCAGGGGTGAGGCTGCGAGACGGGGGGTGCCACTGTCGTCCCGAGCAGTGGCACCCCGCTAAACCGCCTCGACGGAGCAGCGGCAATTCGGGTGGGTGCCGGTCACCGGCCGCGGCGCCGCAAGGTCGCCGATACGGTACGGACCCTCGGCCGCCAGCCGCAGGCATGTCGGGCACGCGTCGGGCGCGGCGACGATGGCGTACTCGTCGATGCCCTGCTCTGCGTACAGGTCGAGCTTGCCGTCGACCTGCGCCTCGGCGATCTCGCTGCGCGCCAGGCGCTCCCAGTTGTAGTCGCCGGCGCCGAAACGGCGCTCGAGCTGCTCGGCCACGGCCAGCGCGTTGAGGCCGTCATACGCGCCGGCGGCCAGCGCGGAGACCACCGATTCGCGCAGCAGCCGATCCATGCCGTCCTGCACGTAGGCCAGGCCGCGTTCGTGCAGGTAGGCGCGTGCGGCGCTGCGCATGGCCTCGACCATCGCGGCGATCTGCGGGTCGTCGTCCCACGCCGCCTTGGCGGCCTTGTGGCGCTGGCCGGCCAGCGCGTTCTCCACGCCGCGCTCCCACGCGGCCAGCTGCCACTCCAGCAGCGTGTCTGCCAGCGTGGCGGCGCCGGCGTCGATGCGGGTGACCAGCGGCGGCAGCTGCGAGATGTCGAATGCCCAGGTCTGGGCGGTGCGGTCAGGCACGAGCAGCCGCACAACGTCGTCGCGCAGCGCGTGCCAGTCGCCCAGCAGCGCCTGCTGGCTGTCGCGCTCGAGGACCGGCAGCGCCGGGTCGCGCTCGGCCCAGGATTCGCCGCCCGCGTCGTCCTCGGCCTTATGCCGGCAGGCCTGCGCACCCTTGCGCAGGCCGCCGCGCGAGGCGCGCAGATTGTTGTCCAGGCCGCGCGGGGCGGTGGTGGTCGCCTCCCCGCCCTGCCGGCCCATCATGGCCGTCTGGGCGCGCAGGAAGCCGGCCTGGGCCCGCTTGAGCTCGTCGTGCAGGTTCGGCAGGCGCTGGACCAGCCTCCAATCGCCGCGCTTCCAAGTGATCCGGCGGCCGCGCAGCATCGCCTCGATCGGGCGCCGCAGGGCCGGCTCGCGGCGCTCGAAGCGGGTGATCGCGTCCTGCAGCACAAGCTCGGATTGCGGCTCCGCGATGCCGGCGGCCTGTGCCCAGGACACGCCGATCATCCACGCCGGGATGCCGAACGCGGCCACGATCTGCTCAATCATGTGCCTGGCCGGCATCTCGATGCTGAGGGTCTCGGCCACGGCGCCGATCACGTCGATCGTGATCGTGTCGTTCATGCCCACGCCGGTGGCCAGGTCGACGCTGTTGCCGCGCTCCTTTGCCGCGAGGGCCTTGGCCAGGTCCGCGGCGACGTTGTTCGCGCGGCGCTGGGCCTCTCCTGGGTCGATCTTCGGGCTCTTGGTGGCGAACTGGATGTGGAACGACGGGTCGCCGAATCGGGTCCACACCCGGCCGGTGGCGTTCTGCATCCGCAGCAGGTTCTGCGCCACGAACGGCAGGCTGCGCAGCAGCGAGGTGCCATAGGGGTTGTCCGCCTCGGGCCGGTGGACGGAGATGACCAGCTGCGCCGGGTCCAGCTCGACGTAGCCCACGTCGGTCAGCATGCCGCTGGTGACCTGGCCGCGCACGCGGCCGGTGAGCAGGCGCTCGACCTGGTCCAGTCCGTCGGGCCGGCGGCCGCCGTCGATGCACGGTGCGCGATAGAAGATCCGCATGCGGTCGCTGTCGCGCACGAACGCGGTGCCCTTGGAGTCGGCCACGCGCAGGCCGACTACCTCGCGCCCCTTGTCGTCGTACACGAACTCGATGATGCCGTGGCCCTGCTCGTAGATCTCCTCTCCCTGGCTCGCGTATGCGGCCTGGTAGCCGGTCTCCAGGTCGTTGACCGGAACGTTGCGCATCCAGTCCTCGATGATCGAGACGATGCGGTCGTTGTCGCCCTCCACGGCGAGGATGCCGTCCAGGGTGACCAGGCGGCCGAGGCCACCGTCGAGCATCGGGACCGCCTCCTTGAGCGCCTCGTACAGCCAGGGCGAGACGGTGCGCGGGACCCAGTCGCCGAGTATGCCGCTCCACGGGCCCATGGCCTGCTGGTCGCGGATCGAGGCGACGATGCCGCCACCCTGGTTGCGGGTCGGGTCGGGCGCGGCGGACTTGAACCAGGACAGGGGGTTGAGATTCATGCGCGGGATTCCATGGTGTACGCCGGGTGGTTGCTCGCGCTCATGCCGCGCGCTCCACCAGGCTGCTGGTGAACAGGTCCACGCCGCCGCCATCGTCGAGGATGCTGCGGATCTTCCGCAGCATCTGCTGGCGCCGGGCGTCCGGGAAGTGGTCGTCCTGCTTCGAGTAGATGGGCCACTTGGCGCCCTGGCGTGCGGTCTGGGTGGCCATCGCGTTGATCGCCTCGGGGTCGTACGGCAGCGCGTAGCCGCCGGCCTGCAGGCGCGCGGAGATGCACTGGGTGGCCCAGTGCTTGGCCGGCGCGGCGATGATCTTCGTGGCCCCGCTGGTGGGGTCCTGGTCCTGCAGCGCCTCGCCGTCTTCGCCGATGCACTCGATGCTCTGCTGGAAGTGGAAGCCCACCAGCCGGTCCTCGAAGTGCAGGTTGGCGAAGCGGTCCTCGGCGATCAGGTCCTTGACGACGGTGGTGCCGGCACTGCCGAGGTCGGCGCCCCAGAACGGCAGGTTGCCGAACAGCGAGTCAAGCGCGGCGATCAGTTCCTTCTGCAGGTTGTACGGGAAGCCCTTGGCGTGGATGCGCACGCGGTCCCGCCAGAGGGTGCCGACCTCCTCGCTCAGGATGATCTCCGTCGGGTCGTTGCGCTCGCCCAGGTCGGCGCCCCCCCAGAACAGGCCGTGGGCCACGACCGGCAGGTGTGGCCGCAGGATATCCGCCATCGCCTGCCGGCGCGCGTCGTCGCTGCCGCGCAGCAGGGGCGACAGCGGCACGGTCGAGTCCTGCAGCCAGCGGTACTGGCCGATCTTGCGGCCGTCCTGCACGGTGAGGTCCACCGCCATGACCTCGATGCTCAGCGTGTCGGCCTCCGCGTCGGCCTGCAGCTTGAAGACGCGGTAGTCCGGCAGATCGACAACGTTGGGCAGCAGCGTGGCGAATGGCCACACTGGGTTCTCCGCCTGGCCCCACTCACCCAGGACGTTGCGCTGGTAGCCCGGCGTGTTGCGGCCGCCGAAGCGGCGGACCATGTCGGCTTCGCGCTTGGCGTCCCAGAACGGGGCCGGCTTCATCGTCTGCTGCCAGCGGAACAGCCGGAAGCCGTCCTCCTGCGGCTGCAGGTTCAGTCGAGCGGTCTGGGTGAGTTTGAAGTACTCCGTGCTGCGGTCGCCGTCGGGCACGGAGTAGATGCGCGAACGGCACCCAGGCTTCAGGGCGCGCCAGAACTCGGAGAAGATCACTGCGTTCTTGACCTTGGCCGCCTCGTCGAAGAAGCCGAACGCGTTGACGTGCACGCCGCGGAAGGCCTCGCCGTCGTGTCCACCTGGTCGGTAGTACGTGCGCGCGATGCTCGGCCGCTTCGGATTGACCGGGTTCGGCGCGAGGAAGCGATGCATCACGTGCGGCGTCTTCTTCGGCTTGAGCCAGAAGTGCGACAGCACGCTGTCGCCGGTGCCGGACTCGGCCGCGCCGAACTGCTCCTCCAGCGCGAGGATGATCTCGTCCAGGTGGGTCTGCTGCGGCGCCGCCACCAGCGACCACGGGTTGGCAACGCGACCGCCCACCGCGGTGCAGCCGGCCCAGGCGATCAGCGCGATGATCTCGCGCGTCTTGCCGCACTCGGCGCCGTCCTGGTGCACCACGTCCTGCATCCACGCGCGGATGCTCGGGCGCTGGTAGTCCCAGAACCGGTACGGGTCGCCGGTGTCGGGTTCGACCAGGTAGGTCTCCGACCAGCGCAGCGGGTCCTCGCAGGTGAAGACGAACAGCGCCTCGTCGACGGTGATGCCGTAGGCGCCGCGCTCCAGCCCGCGCCAGGACCAACCGCGCTCGGCCAGCCAGGCCTCGAACTCGTCCGGGTCGTACACGCCGCGATCGAGCATCTGCGCCTGGATGAGGCCGGTACGGCTGCGCTGGCGCATCAGGCGTCCTCGTCGTGCTCGAGCGCAGGCCGGGCACCGGCCGGCATCCGCGCGGCGGCGGCGCGCTGGAAGATGCCACCCATGAGCTGCTGCACGGCGTCGGCCTTCTCGTCCTCGACCTGGGCGCGGGCCTTGGACTGCGGCGTGGCCAGCAACTCGGGCAGGTTGATGCCCAGGACCTCGAGGGTCTTGAGCACGATCGGCCAGCCGGGGTTCGGCACCCACTTCGCGATCACCGGCTGGCCGTCCTTGCCGTAGATCGCATTGCCATCGGAATCGATGGCCTGGATGCCGATCACGGGGCCGAGGTCGGTCACGCGCGCCTTCATGTCGTGCAGCATCTGCAGCGTGCTCGCGATCTCGCTGGCCATCAGCGCGTTGACGCCGTCCATCGCGTGGTTCTCGACCGCGTCGATGATCGCGGTGAAGGCGTGGACGTAGCGCTCCTTGTCCATGCAGCTGCCACCCGGCCGGGTCATCCCCTCCTCGACGGCATAGCACGGGTACTTCGGGCAGGTGGACAGGCAGGGCCTGGCCAGCGAGCCCATCAGCGCGGCCATGCCCTGGTCGAAGTGCTGGCGGTGCACGGCGCTGGTCAGGCCGTGCTTCCAGCCGTTGCGGGAACTGCGCGCCTTGCCCTCCGGCGTGCGCGGGCCGGTGGCCGCGGCCGCGCCCTTGCGCGACGCGGCGCGGCGCTGGGCCAGCTCGGCCTCGCTGAGCTGGCGCTTCGGGCGGTCCTTTGACGGAGTGCGGGTCATGCCCCGGGTATCCCATGGGCGCCGTGCCGCTGTCGGCCCCGGGCGTGGCACCCCCGCGCGACCGCCCGCACCAGCCGGTAGGTCACGCCCAGGGCATCGGCGATGTCGCGGTAGGTCCAGCCATCACGGCGTGCAAGATCGCGGATCAGCTCGTCGCGCTGGTCGCGCCACAGCGCCTCGAAGAACCGCCGCCGCGTGGTGACGCAAACCTTCTCGCCGCCCAGCTCGTCCAGGACGATGGCCAAGGCCCGGGCGCCGGCCGTCGGGCCCAGCTCGCGCATCAGGCGCTGGCCGATGGTGATCCACTGCGAGTCCGAGCTGGCCTGCGCGAGCAGGCGGATCTCGAAGTCGGTCGGCTGGTCGCCGCGGTCGCTGAACCGGATTCCCTCAATCACGGGTCAGCTCCCCCGCCGCGAGGCGGACCCACATCGGCGTGCCGGTTGGCTTGGTGCCGAGGACCGCGTGCTGACGGTCCGCGCGCAGCCGCGTGCGGCGGGCGCGCTCGGATACGGCCAGGTAGCGGCGCGTGGTCTCGATGCTCTCGTGGCCCATCAGGGCCCGGATCGTCTCGATGTCGGCGCCGTCGTCGTACAGCTGGGTGGCGAAGGTGACGCGGAACCTGTGGATGCCCCAGTCGCGCAGCTTCGCCGCGCGCGCGTGGCAGCCGACCATGGTCTCGAAGCTGCGCAGTGCCAGCGCCTTGCCCTGCGTCGGGCCGGTGAGCGACACGAACAGCGCCTCGCGGTCGATGATCCACGGCAGCTGGTCGCGGTAGCGCAGCCACTCGTGCAGCGCGTCGACCGCCGGCCCCTCGAACGGGATGTCGCGCTCCTTCGCGCCCTTGCCCTGCACGCGGACCACGCCATGCCGGCTGGTGAGCTCCAGCGAGCCAAGCTCCAGCGACGCCAGCTCCTCGCGGCGCAGGCCGGTGGCCAACAGCAGCAACACCGCGCACCGGTCGCGCACCACGCGCTCGGGCCGCGCCTGACTGACCGCGCGGAACAGGGCCCGCAGCTGCTCGGTGGTGTACTTGCGCGGCGGCTTGGGCTTCACCCGGGGCCCGCGCAGGTCCGCGGCGATGTTCTCGCGCGCCAGGCCGCGGCTGCGCCGCCAGTCGTAGAAGTTCCGCAGCGCGAACACCTGCTGTGCGCGCCAGGTCTCCCGGTTCCGGAGTTCGAACGCGAGCCAGCGCTGCCAGCGCTCGAAGTCCTGCAGGCGCGCCGTGCGGTGGTCGATGCCCTCGCGGTGGCACCAGTGCAGGAACCGGCCGACGGTCCGGCCGTAGCTCTGGCCCGTGGTCTCTGGGCGGGAGCCGCAGTCGATCGCCAGGTGCACCAGCCACAGCCACAGCTCGGCCAGTGCCACCGGCGCCATCGGCATCTCGGTCTCGACCCGGCGCATGACCGCCGGGAACGGCCCTGGGCGCGACAGCAGCCGCGTGCGGTAGCCCGGCAGCTGCTGCCCGTTGGGCAGCTCCTGCAGCGCGTCCAGCACGGCCTGCGGCAGGTCCACCACCCCTTCCGGCGCCGGCGCGTTCATGCCCGCACCTCGCGCGCCGGGGTGTGCCCATGGACCACCCCCATTTTTCGAGAGGCCAATAGTTGGGCGGACCCCCTGCCCGGCCTGCCGATCCGAAGGGGGGGTGGGGCCGGTGGCCCGCCCCGACCGGCGCGGGCACACCGTAACCCATTGATTCCATTACCACCAATCTCCGGGTTCGGTTTTCTTAACTTGTCCCTAACATTTCCGGCCGCCCCCAGCGCCTCAGCGAGCGCTGTCGGCAGGCTCCAGCTGCCCCCGGCCCCAGTGCGGCCATCCGGCCCAACTACGCTTGCGCGCAACGACGAGCGGACGGCAACCATCAGGCCACCTCCCCGGCCAGGCTGGCCAGCTCGTTCCGCAGCTCGGCGATGCGCGCGTTCGCGCTCTTCGGTGTCCACCCGCCGATGCCGCGCTCGGCGCAGTGGCGCACGTCGATGATCTCGTCCTCGAGCTGCCGGCGGCGCTCGGCGCGGGCAGCCTCCTCGGGATCTGGCGGTGGTGCTGCCGGCGCCGGCGCCGGGCCGCTGGCCAGTGCATCGGCGCGGCGGCCGAGGGCGCGCTGCACGTAGTACCGCGGCGGCTTGCCCTGCGGCGCGCCCGCACAGGCCGCTTCGAGCTCTGCCCTGGTGACACCCTGGGCCACGGCCCGCAGTACCTCGGGGTCGGCCGCGGCGACCTGCTTGCCGGCTGCCGCCGCGAGGACGGCCGCGAGCTGGGCTTCTGGGCTGTTGGTGTCCTCTGCTGCGCGCGCAGTGTTTATATCTCCCCTTCTCTCCTCTCCACTTCTCTTCTCTTCACTCCACTTCTCTTCTCTTCTCTTCTTAGCCGTGACACGGTCGCCAGACGTCCGCGTGACATCCCCGGACTCGTCACGCGGACACTTGACCGAGACCGAGCCGTCATCATCGACCACGATGGTGTAGCCGATCCCGGAGACGAGTCGGCGGAGTTCGGCGGTGGTGGCATTGAAATCGGGGACGATCCCGTTGTTTCGTAGCAATTCGGCCGCGGCCGCGCGCCACTGCCGCTCGCGGCGCTTGCGGGCCGCCTCGCCCTCCCTGGCGGACTGGTACTCCCTGCGTTCGGCCCAAGCCTCAAGTGCTTTCTCGGCGACGACGGGGTGGTAGAGGCGCCCGTCGCTACAGAGTACGAAGCCCCGCAGTGCACCATTGCGCACCTTTCCCCATGCGCGGAGCTCGGACTGGGACTGACCGAACCCCGCCATACGGGCGAGTGTGGCGTCCTTGTCGGGCAAACTGGCGGCCGGAACCTGGTGCCAGGCCGCGCACCACAGCAGCACGGCGGCACGGAATTCCGCCGGCGAGACCTCGGAGACCAAGTCGCTGTCGCGCAGCCGCTGCACGTCCAGCGGCATGAATGTCAGGCCGCTGAGGTCCACCTCGGGTGGGACCAGCGGGTCGGGCAGCGAAATCTGGCTTTCTGGATTGGAGCTGGGTTTGAGACGATGGTGAGTCACGGGAGCCTTGTCCGGGCCCCAGCGCACTCCTGAAGAACAGCGTCAGATCAGCGGTTTAGCGCCAGCGATAATCCAAATCACTGCACATTATGTTCTGCACCCTGGGGTACTGGTGGCGACTGGCACGGGACGTGCTTGCCTCGCGC